TTACACCTTCTATTTCAGGCATAAAAAAATGAGATACTTTATATTTTTTAGAAAACTCTATCGACAGATTTTTACCAGCAGTGTCATTGTCAAATAGACAAATTACTTTGGAAAATCTTTTTTTATATTCTTTCATTACAGACATTTTCATCATTACTGATTCAGACTGTAATCCTATAGCTATTATTTTAAGTACATCAAAAAGACTCATAACATCTTTTAATGATTTAGTTATTATTAGTAGTTCTCCTTTATCAGGAAGCTCCATATAACCTTGGTGAACACTATAATTAGCATTATTTATCCACTTAAAACTTTTACTATAAGGTTGATATATTTTATAAGAGATTTTATCATCCTTAAATTCTTGATAAGCATAAGCATATTTATCTGTTCTCACAGGCTTATCATTATAAAAAACATATTCAATAGGAATAACATTAAACTTAGTTAAAGTTTTTTTATGTATTCCAAAAGAAGACCAGAACTTAGCATCATGCTTTTTCCAGTTTCTACTTTTTATCCCTATCTTAATAGGAACTTTTTGAATAATCTTTTTAGGAGCTTTTGCTCTTAATACTCTTTCTGCAGATATTTTAAAGTCTGATAAATTAAAATCAGCCACTATCTTTAGAAGAGCCTCTCGATAAGTTAATCCATATAATATTGATACAAGTACTACACAATCTCCAGAGTCTTTAGTAGCTAAATCATTAAACATTAATGTTCCACTACCATTTTTATGATAATATAAACCAAATGAAGGTACATTATCTACTCTTAAAGGACTACACATTTTTGTTATAGGTCCAGAAGTATCTATATAATATTTATAGATTTCTTCTTGTGTAATATATTTTAGAATTTCATCTTTTGTTAAGATTTCATTATATACTATAGAGTTTAAGTTTATATTGCTCATATCTATAATAAAAAAGGAGCCCTATTTCTAGAGCTCCTTGGTTTAACAATCTACCATTCATCTCCGTCAGTAGTTGCTGTTGCAACACCGTTAGATGATACAGCATCAGCTACTAATCTTTCCATAGCATCAATATTGCCAGGTTTAAGTCTAGAATCTGTAGTATCCATAGTCTCTATAAAAGGAACCCAAGAACGAACTTGGATATATTCTTTTACTCCCATAGTAGAACCATAGTTAGCAAATACTCTATAAGTACCGCCAGAACCATCTTTTAGAAGTTTCATAACTCCATCCAACATTGCTGTTGCATTAGGATAGTTAGGAAATTCATAATCAGCTCCATAAACAGCGTGGATTAAATGCTTAAGCACTTTACCTTGTTTTTGGATTTGCTGTTCAACAGTATTATAATCAGTAGCTTCAGTAACATACCAAAATGCAGTATTTACTTCACCACCATTAGCATCAGTATAAGTAAGCTTATAATCAGGTGCTCTGTCTTTATCTTCTGTAGTTTTCTTTCTTACAGAAAGTTTTACATTTTCAACAATACCTGCAGTACCGTTGTTAAAAATTGTTACGTTTGAACCTCCGTCAAACGTGTCGTCATTTAAATTAATCATTTATTTATTTTTTGATTGTTAATATTACCATTGTTCGTCTAAAGTTTCAGTAGGTGCTAAGTTTTCAGCAACCTCTTCTTTTACTTCTTCTAACTTTTCAGCAGTTTCTGCAGAAGTTTCTAAAATTATAACTTCATCTGTAACTTCTTCATTATCTCCTAAAGCATTGCCACTAGAAACATGTGTAAAAGTTAAATAATCATTCTCCACTACAAAATGCAGTTCTTGTTCTATAGCATTATCAATGCCTAAGATTCGAGAAATATATTCAAAAGTTCTTTTTTCACTTATAGTATGATTCTTTTTAACAGGTAGTCCGCCTTCACGTACTCCTAGATAGATACTATTATCTGGTGTAAAACCAAATTGTACAGTAGTCTCTCCTCCTACAATATTTAAAGCTTCTATTAAAGCTTTATTAAGTGAAATTCTTCTAACAGAACCTTTTCCTGTTAGTGCCGTCATAGTTGCGACAGGAGTATTATACTTCTCTGTCTTTTTGATCCTGTTTTTGGTAGGAACACCCCAATTTACATTTTCCATACTTTTCGTTTTTATGGTTGTTTATAATTAAATCCCGTAATAATCTTTAATCGCATCAGTTACGACAGTCAAATCATTATCTATTAACTCGTCATCAAACATCTCCATTGGAGTCTTGCAAGTATTAGTTCCTGAGTTCACAGTTCTAAAGATGTGCCGATTAGGCTTTCCAGGTGCTTTTTCTATATCTGCATATAGCACTATAGAACTAAAGCTTTCAGGACAGTATTTCTCTAGCTGTTTTCCTTGAACGCTAATCCTTTCCCTTGCAAATCCGTCCTCATCGTAATGAGTTTCTGGATGACAAATTGCATAGACAATAATATCGTCTCGTAACTTTTCATTGATAGTATTTATCAAGTCATATTGTGATGCTGAGAATTTACCCCACTTCTCAAAACCTTTAGCGGCTCTGAAGCTAGGATGCATTACAGCATCAGTCATACATCTTGTCCATGTATCAAGAACGATAACTTTTATCTTGGAATTTTTGTGAGCTTCTTTTAGAGTAGCCATAACAGAAGGCATGTCAGAACTCTTTATATAGTTCCCTTTCTTCTCGTTATATTTCTCTCCAAACTTTTTAAATGGTAACGCTTTTTGATCTGTGTTTATCCAGAGCGTTTCTTCTGGATTTAGGTTTCTACCTGACGTAGATTTCCCCATGCCTGATTTTCCAACCAGGAAACATAATTGTGCCATAAATTGTTGATTTTTAATTGTTTAACCTCTATTTAAAGATACGAAAATACACCTGTATTTCCTATCAAATAGTCTTATTTCTTACCTTTACCATAAGCCATTATTTTGCTTAAAAGTTGAGGATTTTCTGCTAATTCTTTTGCAGGTGGTAACTCTTTGAATTTACCTACTTCACCTAAAAAATGCATACCTACTACTAAACCATCCATACCATCTCTATTTTTGAGTATATGGTTAGAACGATAATTACGTTGTAGTTTTATAATAGGATATCCACGATGCTTCTCCATACCATATTTAAATGGATGAAACAATGCCATTACAGTATTTGCATCTTCCTGAGTAGCGCCAGTATCCTTAAAATCGGATAGTTGAGGTTCTTGAGAATCATTTTCCTTACGGTCCATTCCTTCTATCCCTCTATTAAACTGAGATACTATTACAGGAGAATATTTACACATATTCCTAAAATATACAAGTATTTTTGATGCTCTATCTATTGCTTTCTTTTTATTGCCTTGGTCTTCCTTATTACCGTCTAACAAACCTATATGGTCAATGATAACAAGAGTTATTAGAAAAGGATCATTTGGTATATATTCTGTTACTATACCATCCTTATTCTTTATAAACTTACCTCGTTTTTCTGCATATCCCATAAGGTCCTTATATAAATAATTAGGACTACAGCTGCTTCTAAAGAACAATGTTTTATCTTGCATTATATCAAAGTACTCTTCATAAGAATCTATGATATTTAATACTTCTTTAGGTATTCGGTGATTACCCTTACTATATATTTGATTTATATTAGTAAGTATTCCATGGTCTTCAAAGACTTTACGTGCTACAAATTTAGCTAGTTTTACAGTGGGCTCTATCTCTAATGAGTAATAAATAATTTCTAGATTATAAAAAGATTCATTATTTCTTAAATAATCATAAGGATGAAATACATATGCTGAATCTACAAGCGCAGTTTTACCTGTACCAGTAGCACCACCAATAGTATCATATCTACCTTGTTGAATATTACAAACATGTTTACTAAGCCTATCAAATCCCATTGTTAGACCTACATTGTATCCCTTTTTACCTCTATCTATCTCTTTCTTGAGATTATCCCACACTCTTATTTTTGCCATATTCTGATTGTAATTCGTTAAATACTTTGTTATACTTTTTCTTACCTTCTTTATCTAACCCTGAATACCAACTATCAAAAGCTTCTCCAGTAAGTTCTAAGATAGCTTCTTTATTAATATTTTGGCCTTTACAATTTAAAGCTTTAAACCTTGTCAGTTTTTGCTCTATAGTTTTACATCCAGTATAAGCTCCGTATGAACCATTACTACAAATTTTAGCAAACTTTATTACTAATTTATCCGTCCATTCAAATTCCATTTTTTAAGATTTATAATATTTCCATAGATATTCGGGCTTTCCGTATATCCCTACAGCCTTTTCTTCAGTTTTAGTTAAATAACCAATTGCTGTTAAATTACTTATTGACCTTCTAACAGATGTTATAGGACATTTAAGTTTTGTTCTTTCAAGGATCATTGAAGGAGATAATTTCACTCCTTTATTATTCTTAAAATATTCAAGAATAATATCATCTTGTGATTTAGCTTTATTAATACTAGCTTTTAGCTTAGTACCGTGCTCATTAGTTGTATTATGATAACTCATCTTTATCTTTTTTAAGTAATATTGCTAGGATAATTAGCAATATAAAATTAACGTATCCTCTCATCTTTGTTTTGGTTTATATTGATACCCTATTCTAGTTTTAACTAAAGCAACTTTATCTTTAATCAAGTCTTCCATTAACTTTAATTTCCATTTAGGTAGTTCACTCATCTTCTTTTGGTTTTAAATTGTTGTTGTATTCCAATCAGCACCTTCATCTCCTACAGTTTGTATAAACCCTTCCCATTGCTCCCACAGAGCATTATTTAGGACAGTTTCCATTGCAGGAAGATATTGTAACTTACCAACTAATCGTTGCTTAGCTACAAATGCTTCAATAGCTTTAACAGCTTTATCATGATCCTTCTTTAGCTTTACTTTAAGAAGATATTTCTTCTCATGTTTTATAGCTAATTGACTATCAGGATTACCAGCTCTTAATACACGGTTGCCGTGTCGTATAGGATAAACATTATAAAATTCCCAAAAATTAATTTTATCAGAACGTATGCCTAGCATTTTGCCAACATTACTGTTACTAATAATAGTTTCTTTAAATTTTACATTGTTTTTACTAAGTATATACTTAGTATCAGTTAATGTATTTCTAACTTTAATAGCTTCTTCTATACCATAAAGCTTTTTGATTTTATCAAACTCTTTATTATATAGTAATGCTAATAAAACAAACTGATTAGCAGATAATCCTCTACTAATCAGTCTGTTGGTATCAATATTTAACTTCATTATTTAAATTTAAATGCGTAATGATGTCCTAATACAAATAGTATTAAAATAAAAATAGCGAATAGCGCTACTCCATAATCATCAATAAATTTTATTATTTTGTCTCGCATAATTTCTCATTTTTTAAATTAAATTTAGCTATAAACTCATCAAGAGTTAAGTTAGTAATCAAATGCGGGGCAATATCTCCTAAACGCTTTTCCATCCATTTTTCTTCCTGAGTTTCAGGAGAATATAGATTGATGATAATAGCATGTTTACCTTCTTGGTATCTTACTACCCTACCCAGTTGCTGTATCATAGTTCGTTTAGTAGAATTACTACCTGCAATTATACCCACTGAACAGTCAGGGACATTAAATCCCTCGTTCAGTGCTTGAACAGAGCTCAAGAAGCGAATCTTAGTCCTCTTATCTTTGAACCTTTTAATCACATAGTCTTGCTCTTTCTTTTTCAGCTTGCTATGGAAAGTCATAGCAATATCTCCAAGTTTACCTTGAAGACTATCTGCAAATTCAGTAGTAGCACTGAAAATAAGGCCATTCCTTTCAGGAAATAAATCTACAATGCTTTTTACAGCATCTATTTTGTTTGTATTATTCAAACAAATTTTCTTTCTACTCCTCATAGAGTTATAGTAAGCACCAGCTTTACCAGCTAGTTCTTTATTATCAGATTTAATCCATTCCTGAGCAGTACGAAAAGCTTCTGCTCCTCGACCTAATTGTGCAGCAAAATGCTTAAAAGAATTATCAGCTTTTCTATATGCTAATTGTTCTTCAGGTGTAAAATTAACGGCTACGTTATACACCTTATAGGGACTAATCCAACCATTTTCCAAAGCTTCGTTAACGCTTATTTCATCGAAAACTTGAAGATATTCTAATATAATTGCGTGAAATCCATCCTCTCTTTCGAGAGTTGCAGTCAATCCCATAATATA